TCGGATCTAATCGTTATCGTCAGTTCCCACGACGCACCCCACGCAAGGGGCGAGGAAATTCTGGCTATTTCATCTATCCAGCACTTCGCAAAATTCAGCCTGAATTAGTAAAGAAATGGGAAGAAGCATTTTCAAAGATTTTGAAGGAGTGGGATAAATAATGGCTGGAAGTAGAACCCTTAAGTTATCCATTCTTGCTGACGTTGATAACCTTAAGAAGAATTTAGATACCGGCTCAAAAGAGGTCGAAGGCTTTGGCGGTAAGTTAGAGAAGTTCGGCAAGGTCGCTGCTGCCGCTTTCGCTGCTGCTGCCGCTGCGGCTGCTGCCTATGCTGGCAAGTTAGCCATTGAAGGCGTTAAGGCTGCCATTGAAGATGAAGCCGCTCAAAAGCGTCTCGCCACAGCTCTCAAAAATGTCACCGACGTCACCGATGAACAAATTGCTGCTATTGAAGAACAGATACTCAAGACCTCACTCGCTACCGGAGTAGCAGACGACAAACTTCGCCCAGCGCTTCAGCGCTTAACTGTGGCTACAAAAGACGTTACGAAGTCCCAAGATCTTCTCAAGTTAGCTTTAGATATTTCAGCTGCAACCGGCAAAGACGTCGAGTCAGTATCCAATGCCTTAGCGAAAGCATACGAAGGCAATAACGGCGCTTTAACCCGTCTCGGTGTGGGAATCACCGCAGCACAAGCCAAGACTCTCGGATTTGAAGGCACAGTTAAGCAATTGTCGGACACCTTTGGTGGATCAGCGCGAACCCAAGCCAACACCTTTGAAGGTCAGATTCAGCGTCTCAAAGTTGGTTTTGATGAAGCTAAAGAGTCAGTCGGTGCAGCGCTGCTGCCTACTTTGAAGAATCTGCTCGATTACTTTATTAACACAGTTATTCCAAAATTCCAAGAAGCCAAGTCTGCGGCTATTGATCCGATTGTGAAAGCCTTCAAAAACAATGAGGAAGCGTTGCGCGATTTATGGGAATTCACGAAAGACTTCATCGTTCCTATATTCACAGGCGCTTTAATGACTGCTATTAAAGGTGTGGGAACGGCTGTCGGCGGCGTTGTCAATATCATCGGCACTGTCGTTACAAAGGTTAAGGGATTAGTGAACGATGCGATTAACGCAATCAACGCAGTTATTCGCGCTTACAATGCAATTCCAATTCTGCCAGATATTAAAACAATACCGACTCTAGGCACAGGCGCATCAACTGGCCCAATGGGTAATATCTCAATGAGCACCGGTGGCGCTTCAACGACAACCCCGACTCCTAAAATTCCAGCCATTACAACAACGACAATGACCGCAACGCCAAAGGTCACGGCAACGACGGGAGTAATGCCAACCTACCCAAGTGGCGGCCCTGCTGGCGCACCAATCACAGTCGGAAGCCGATTTGACGTAGCAGTCGCTCGAGCTGGTGAAGAAAAGGGCAACGTTGTTATTAACGTCAATGCTCCAAGCGTTATTGACGAAGAAGGCTTCACCCGAGCAGTTGTTCTAGCCCTCAACAATTCCACTAATCGCGGCACAACTGGCGCTGGCGATTTAAGGTCTAACGCCCAGATCTTATGACAGCTTGGACACCCGTATGGCGAATTAAAGCCAATGGCACAGAGGTCACCTCAGTCACTTTGGCTGACCTACAAATTACAACAGGCAGAACCGACATCAACTCGCCAACCCCTGCTGGTTATTGCTCACTTCGTCTTATTAACACCGATAACACAGTTTATTCATTCACAGTCAATACCTCAATCCTCATCGAAGTCCAAAATAGTTCAGCGACTTATGTGCCTATCTTCGGCGGTCGTATCTCGGACATTCGCCAAGTCGTCACCTCATCTGGTAACGCTGCGGCAGTAACGACAATTAACATTACAGCCATTGGCCCTCTTAGCAGATTACAAAGGGCAACCTTTGATGGCAATTTAGCTGAAGGATTAGACGGCGCACAGATACAAGACCTGCTCGATGATCTACTGCTCAACTCTTGGAATGAAGTCCCAGCTGCCGAAACTTGGAATACCTATGATCCGACAGAGACTTGGGCTAATGCTGAAAATATTGGTTTAGGTGATATTGATGCCGGTGAATATACGATGGTAAGTCGCCAACTCACCGACGCGGTAATTTCCAACATCGCCAATCAAATCGCTTCTTCAGCTCTTGGATATTTATACGAAGATGCCAATGGCCTTATCGGTTACGCTGACGCCAGCCATCGGCAGGACTATCTTGTGGCTAACGGATACACCGACCTCGATGCCAATCACGCAATTGGGGCAGGAATTGGAATCGTCCAGCGACAGGGCGAATTAGCCAATAAAGTCATTATTGATTATGGCAACAACTTCAACAGCCAATATATCGCCCAAGACGCTGACTCACAGGCCACTTATGGCCTTTATGCCGAGCAGTTCTCAAGTTACGTCAAGAACGCGGCAGACGTCGAAGATATGGCGGATCGAGTAATACAGCTTCGCGCCTATCCTCGTTACCTATTCCAATCCATCACCTTTCCAATTCAGAACCCAGAGATGGACAACGGCGACCGCGATGCGCTGCTCTCCATCTTTATGGGCCAACCCGTCCGCATCACTAACCTTCCGCCACAATTGCTCGGTGGCGAATTCACCGGTTATGTCGAAGGCTGGACATTCAGAGCCTCAGTCTCGGGCCTGTCAATAACGCTTAATGCTTCACCAACAGAATTCTCGGCAATCGCCCAAAGATGGAACCAAGTCAATGCGGCAGAAAGCTGGAATAGTGTGCTTAATACCCTAGAATGGCAGGACGCGATTGGAGTGATTAGTTAATGGCAACAACAACGAATTTTGGGTGGGAGACGCCCGATGACACCGACCTAGTAAAGGACGGCGCTTTAGCGATTAGAACGCTAGGCAGCGCAATAGATACCTCGCTTGTTGATCTTAAAGGTGGCACAACTGGACAGGTGCTTTCCAAGACTTCCAATACCGATATGGACTTTACTTGGGTCACTAGCGATGATGCCAACGCCATTCAAAACACAATCGTAGACGCTAAAGGGGATTTACTTACCGCTACTGCAGCAGATACGCCTGCTAGGTTGGCAGTGGGTAGCGCTAACCAAGTCCTCACTGTGGACTCAAGTACGGCGACAGGATTAAAATGGGCAACGCCAGCTACGGGCGCTCTAACTAAAATCACTTCAGCATCATTCACCACTCAATCCAGTGTGACGATTGATAGCGTATTTAGTTCAACTTATACACGTTATATGATGCGTCTGCGCATATTAGGTTCTTCAGCGGCAGCAGAACCGCAAATTCAATTACGATATGGTTCTACAACCCTATCTTCTGGTTACTATGGTTCTGGATTTAGTTATGATAGAAACAACGGATTGCAGACACACGGCTTTGTTAATACAGCGGCATATAGAATTGACTTAGGCTTGAATACAGTTCGTTCCGAATATCTCGTAAACTTTGGCGGAGTGGGAAATGCATCTGAAGAAGGCTATATTTGGGGAAATGGTTATGGCGATTATAGTAATCAAAGAATCACACAATTCGCTGGATTAGCCGCTTCAAATAATACTTACACAGGTTTATTGCTGAAAGCATCAACTGGGACAATCACAGGTTCCTATGTAATTTACGGATTGGAAAACTAATGAGCAACGACACCATTATGATTCACAATGTTTCAACAGATGAAATTGTTGTTCGGGAATTAACTGATGCCGAACAAGCGCTTCGCGATGCTGAAATAACCGCTTGGGAAAATGCAAAAGCAGAAGCAGAAGAACAAGCTGAAGCAGCAAAAAAAGCTGCTGAAGCTAAACTCGCAGCTCTCGGTTTAACGCCTGAAGATTTGAAGGTTTTAGGTCTTGGCTAAACTGTGCAAAGCTGGGCAGCAATTAAGGGAGCAAATTGACGACGATTATCCTGATCGCGACCGGCGTTCTGATGGCTGGATTGCTGACGCTCGGCATATTGCTAAAGGTAATTCTGACCACATACCAGACCCTCGAGGAAATGGAATTGTCAGAGCTTTAGACATTGATGCCGATTTGAATGCCCACAAAGAAGAGGCTTACGCGCTTGTGGAGAAAATTCGCAAATGCGCCAAGCGCGGAGATAAGCGCATTAAATACATTATCTATGACGGCCAAATTATGAGCCCGATAATGAATTGGAAGCGCAGAAAATACAGAGGTGCGAATCCTCACCGGTCGCATTTCCATATTAGCTTTACAACTTTGGGAGATAACGACGGCAAATGGTTCGACCTCGAAGGAGATAAACAAAATGAAGGAATTAAAACTGATGGCGGAAAGCTGGGGGAAAACATTCCTCGCGACGGCTCTAGCGACATATCTAGCGGTGGGCTGGGATCTCGACGCTATTGCAAATGCGGCTCTAGTATCAGTCTTGCCTAGCATTATTAACTGGCTTAACCCCAATTACGAGCGTTACGGCAAAATCAAGTAATGGACGCAAATACCATCGCTGGATTCGTAGCCTCAGTTCTCGGATCAATTGCCCTTCTTATTGCTGGCCTTCGCTACATAATTAAATTGGAGAATATCCCCATTGTGTCGCGCCTCGACAAGATGGAGTCTCAGTTAGAATTAGCCCTCTCGGCAAAGGTGGCTAGAAGTGGCAACAAGAAAACGCGTTAAGAAACCAGTAAAGAAGGTGGCTAAACGTCGCAAAACGACGAAGGAGCCAATTCTTACCAAGCTGGATTTCTGGGCTATTGCTGCCAAAGAAGTCTATGACGCTTGCCGAAAAGCCGGAATGGACGAAGGCACAGCTCTCGCCTTTGCGATGGATAGAAGCTCTTACCCCGATTGGATTGTTGATCCGAGCGACCCAATAAAAAATCCGCTCGATGATTGGGAAGAGGACGACTAATTTACCTTCGCGAGGTGGAACTATTTGAGGCGCTTAAGTCGGTTTATCCGGACTTAACGCCAGTCTCACCGACCGACCGCCACGACGGCATCACTAGCGACTCGTATATTGAGATGAAGTGTCGCCGCACCCATTACCCCACACTATTGATTGAGAAGAAGAAGTGGGATTATCTGGCCGAAATAAGGGCTAGAACGGGCGCTAGGACGCTGTATATCAACTCCACCCCACAAGGGGTCTATCAGTTCGATTTAGGGGCTATAAACGAGCCTGAGTGGCAATTAAAGGCCCTTCCAGATAAGACCGATTACGCCAATAAAGGGCTAGTGCAGAAGCTCTGTGGGTTCTTAGACCTGCGACACTCCGAGCAACTTCTTGTATAAATCCATTTAATTAAATACATTTATCCCGTAAATCCATTTAAGGATTACAGAACGGGAGCGTAAGTGATAAATAATCCAGCAGTAATTCGATTTGATAGCACTTCGGGCGCTTGGTCTGATGGTAAGAATTACGTCAAAGGCCAGATAATTCGCCGATATGCCATTGAATCGCTAGGTAGAAAATCAGTAAGAGGGCGATTGAGCAGAGAAGAAATCTCAGCTTATTGGCTCGACCGATTCGGGGTGAACGCTGATGTCGCATAACCTCACAGCTGAACAAATAGTGACCCTGCTCATTATTGGGTTCATTGGA